CTTTTGGCAGACCATAAAGGTTTTACAAAACCAAGAGCAATTGGCGATGAATATATGGTTGATGCTTTAGTTGATGTAACTTCTATTGTAGCGGCAGGTTCAGTTATACCTGCTTCTGCTTTTGGATTATCGCAAATTACTGCGGCAGTTATTACAGGACACGATAATGCTAATGCACTACAACCACAAATCGAATGTTCGGAAACAGGGGCTTATGAATCTATTTCTTCATTAGCACTGATGTTCACAAGTTTAGACGGAACAAACAATACCCTCGCTGATGATGGTAACGGCGGTTCAGTCCGAATGCGTGTTTATGGATTGCTTTGAGGTGTTTTGATT